ACTTAAAGGTATGTATAATATTTTCTGCTAATTTATAGAAAGGGTAGTAAATGTGCTCTGTAAAGATGCTGTTTCTATAAGTGTTGTCTGTTGATGTGTTATATTTGACTATATACTCTTCTGTTTCCTTAGTAAAGTAATTAGCTTTGCTTTTCTTTCTTGCCATAATTTTCGGGGAGCATATATCGGTCTAGCTCTTTTTGTACTAGTTGTAATTGTTGAAAAAAGTAACCGACCTCGTCGTCCGATTGAAAGACCCCTCTTTCATCAAGCTTATTAAGGTGCTTTTTAGAATCTCCTATTAAATTAGAGATATTCTGAAGGTATTGTGCTTGATCAGCAGTAACGTCTTCGTATTTCTCTACTTTCAACAGTAGGTTTCTTATAATATAAGATAAAATAATTGTAATTCCAACTAATATTCCGGAAATTATGTAAAAGGTTGTAGGGTTAATGTCCATTATAGGTTTTTTAACATGTTTGTAAGTCCTTCCGAGGAGTTAACACGTTTTCCTGTGGAAGATTTCGTTTTTTGTGCTTTTGGGGCGGTCGAACCACCGTTTAATAGCCATTTATCGTACTCTACCTTAGAGGCTAGGAAGTCTGCTGAGTGTAATATGTTAACTATTGATGTTTTCATCCTAGCATTAGGTTGATTACTGAAGAAGTAAGGTTTATTAGCGTCGGAAAACACTCCATCGTGTAATTTTATAGCTAAGTACTCGTTTTTAGTAGTTTTTATACCATATTCCTGTAGAGTAAATAGAGATCTGTCTGGAACTAGCATAAAATCAAGCTCTCCATTAGGTGTATACATTTCGTGTAGCTTATCTTGTCTCCATTTATCAGTCTGAGGTATATATGAAGCATTATCTTTATCACCAATCTTACCTAAATCATGGAAAATAGCAGAGAAGACTAACTCCTCTTCGGTAAAATCAATAGTACCTCCCATTTCCTTGTATAGCTTCATCTGTTTAATAGAATATTCTACTACTCTATTAACATGATCTACATATCCACCGGCAAAAGCATTATGATACCAAGATTTACCACTAGCAGGTGCCATAACATAGGTATCCTCTAGGTCTTTTAGCATAGCTTTAATAGATTCACCTCGATCACCAATGTAGTGATCAATAATCTTTAAATGTTTTTCATAGTTCTTGGCAATTTGTTCTGCTGTCAATGACATATAGTATAACTTTTTAATAATTAATTAATATTATCATATATAATTATATATCTATATATAAAAATATTATAAAATATAAATAAATAATAATTTATCTATTATATATTATTGAAGATAATAAAAATATGGCAGAAAGGCAACTATTTTCTAAAATATTTCTTTTTTTCTTCATTTACCCACTTAGCCTGACTAAGATATCTTACAAAATACACTTTTACATCGGCTTGGTAACGGTATTTGGTGAAAAATACTGTCTTTTCTGACATAAACCTGAATTCTGTAAAGTACCAACTACCTCTATTACCTTTTGCTCGGTGAGGATAGGGTGCAATGTATACCAAAACGTCGGCTTGGTTGGGGTAATTTACTTCACAAACCTTAACATCGGCTTGAAAAGCATGATTTACAACATATAACCTTTGTCCGTATGCATTAAATGCAAAAAGAAAGCAAAGGAGGGTGATAATTCGTTTCATATATTTGATTTAGCGAAGCCGCCGCGCGAAACGCGCGCAAGTTGCCCCGCGGTTTATTCTTCTTTAGGGTTATAACGTTTACCAAGTCTTCCTATAACAGCTTTAGCCTCTTCAACACCTATTCGGAAGAACTCTCTACTCTTATTCACTCTATATGAGTCAAGGTATCCGTGTACTTCTTGCTCTAAGTCGTGACCATTGTAGCAAGGGTAGGCGTATTCTACTATAAAGTCTTGAGCGACACCGGTAGCAGCATTGATTTGTTTAGCTCTCTTATCAGGTAAGTTCTTTGTGAAACCTATCTTACATAATCCAGGCATTGACTCATTAGTAAGTATATATACGTACTGTTTATCAGAATTAGGTGTATACTGTAATGTTCTGGACCTATTCGTATAGTACGTTACTGATTCCCAACCATCTTCTGCTGTGTACTGCGTACCAGTACTGGGAGTTAATGTGAAGTAGGAGGGATCGGCTCCGGTGAAATCATCAGAGACTTTGATAAACTGTTGAGCTTCTTCTATTGATATTCTTTTTAAACCCATATAACCTTTATTTATTATAAAGATAAGAAAAATAAGTCAGGGGACCAACTATTTTATAAGGTTTTTAGCCTCTTCTAAGACTAACATTTGTATATATTCTACTATCTTACTACATTTCTCATACTGTTCTATAGATTCAAAGTAGTATAACAACTGGTTTAACGCTTCTCCTACCCCTTTTTTCTCAAAAGAGTCTCCTATAGTGTATATAGACTCTATTGATTTAAGGTTTATACGTAGTAAATAACTGTAAAGCTTAGTGTAGTACTTATATTTAATACTAGGTTCTACCTTTTTAAACTCCTTAGGGTAGTTCTTAAGATACATAAGACACATTAACTGATAATTCTCAAGACCTCTCATAACCATATTCATAAGAACGAACGGATTTTTGAGAACTTCTGTTTCTCCGTGTTCTTTATATACCTCTTCATCTCCTTGTTCAAAGATTGAAAATAATGTATGTGGGTCTAGTTTATTCATCTATTATAAATAGTATAACATAAGATAGTAAGAAAAAACCCTATAGGCAAAAAAATTTGCTAAAAAATTTCTCCGTGTTTTCTTGCTTTTCTGCCTAAAAGTTCTTATATTAATACTATAATAAGAGTTCAATATATGTCTAGACTGGAAGAAATACTATATTCTGCCGAAGAGCACGGTAAGAGAAGTGATTTACTCCAAAGAGTGGGAGAGATAAGAGATGCTAATCCCAGAATGAAGTTAGACGACATATATGATATGGCTTATAATGATGTAATGCATACATAGAGAGATGGAATGTGTTATATGTAATATTAATATAGAGGATTACGGCCATAACCCAGATCCTATTAATGAAGGAAGAGGAAGATGTTGTGAGAAATGTAATATAAACTACGTTATACCGGCTAGAATGCTTATGATACGTAGGACTACTACTAATAATATATAAATATATATTACTATATAGCTAAAATCATAGGAAGTATGCGAATAGGTATGGCAGAATCACGCAGACTACCAACCCTTTAGGGAACTTTACTGTCAGTGTTATATCACCATGCCGTCTAGCTTCCGGAAGACTGCCCACCCGGTTGACTTACTTTTCGGTAAGTAGGAAGTATAAAAATGAAATAGCAGAGAGACTGCCTAAGATAACTAAAGACCATAGAGGATACGTTAGTAGTAGTAACATACCAGAGAAGAATAGCCATATAAGAGCCGTTAATACATTATAGGCTATAATAAGAGCTATAATAGATATAGTAATAAGTCCAGTGTACTTTAATATAGAGTCCATAGATAGATTATTTAATAATGTTAAGCTTATATATAGGAAAGTTATATGTAGTCTTCTGAGACATCATATCGAATGTATAGGCCTTTAAGGTAGTCTTACCAATGGTATCTATATTCATACCTGAGAAGCTACTCCATATACTATAGGACATATCTCCTTTACTACCACTATAGGCTCTAATCTTATACTCATTAGGCTCACCCTTATAACCTACCCCGTAAGTTACCTTGATAAACTCATTGTCTTTTAGGCTCTTGATAGCCTCCAATACCTTTTTAGATTGCTTTACTTTGTCTGTATATGTCATAACCTTTATTAATATACCTTAATATAAGAAAAAAAACGGTAAGATCCAACTGTTTCGTAAGATATTTTCCGCTATATAGAGAATTTTTTTTTAGGGGGTGGGGCAGGCCTGATGTTCTACCTTGTTATTCCACACACCTATCTATGTTTATTCTAGACAATCTATATATCTTTATATGAATCTATAAGTATATTTTTATATCTATATATACACTAGCTATTATTAATATGCTTTAGGTTAAGATAGGTCTTCTATCCCTTTATCTGCCTTTGTATAGATGGTTCTCCTCTACTATCTAGTATGGATGGTATCTATGTATAGCCTCAGCCGTACACTACCTTAGACACTATCTCTCCATATACGATGATGTACTCCTAAGACCGGAATACTCACATCTATTTACATAAGTCGGATGAACGTTAGTGATATCCGCGCGTGGCGACCTTCGGTCGAGAGAGGAAAACGCCCCCTCACTCTCCCTCAACGCTGCTACATCAAACTCCCACCCCTTCAAAGCCTTCAATAGTTTATTTGTTCTTCTCATATTTGTTATTATTAATTTAATCTTCTATAGTAGTACTACCTGTCGGTACTGAGATATAATCATCTATACCATCTTCTACTATATCATCCATCCAATCCCATTCTCTTCCGCTATTGATCATATCTTTAGAATTTACCTTGATTGGTTTTACCTTTAAGATAGTTCTCATTTGCTATCTTTATACCCATCCACATCTCTCTTAATACTCTTTTAATTACCTTTATCATATCTTTGATGTTTTTATTCTTTAGATAATTTTTTTAAAATAGGTCCTACATTCTTAACAAATAAATCTGCTCCTTTTTTGAGTTTATCTTTTATTTCGGGAGTTAATTTATTATCTTTATTATTCTTTTTCATATCTTATTGTTTAAGTATTGCCATTGCATATAATCCTCTTTGTTGACCATATAACCCCAATGCAATAATGATTGTTGAATGCGCGGGCTTACTTGCCAATCATTGGTTTCATATATTCTACTATATATTCTTTTCCTCCATCTACCGTTTACACCACAAAAGTCTCGCCATCTCTTTATTTGTCTTTCATCATCTGGATGCCTTCTACCATTGTAGTATTTCAAATACCATTCAAACCAACCATATGGATCATCTCTATGCATCCAATTCATCTCTGTCCAATAGTCGTAATTCATGCCACTTCTTATCTTGAATAGATTCATCTTAGGCTTATATTTGTTTCCTAAGTAGAGATGAGGAGACACATCAGCTAACGTTTCTTGAAATAGAGATTGATAATCGTAATCACCTTCTAACTCTTCTACTCCAAAGTACGATCCTCCGAATGCTCCATTCTTTAGAATATCTGTTGGTGTTAAATAAGGATAGAATTCTAACATTTATATTTGTTTATATCTATTTTTAATATCATAGTAGTTATAGAAGTGATCCATATCTTGAACTTCTATCTCTAGTTTGTTTATAAACTCTTCTACATCTAATCTATTGTCCTTATGAAATAAGTCTTCATAACAAGTTAAAGGAATATTAAATTCATTAGATAAATCAACTATAGTTTTATTCCACTTCGAATACATTTTAAATGTTTGTAATGATGGATCTACACTATGGTAATACTTTGTATGCCAATCTTTAATATGTAAAGCATTATCATAACTTGTAGCTGCGTCTGAAACCTCTCTTCTAAGCATTAGAATTACTTTATCAAATTTAGGTATTAACTCTTTATAGAAATCAAACGTCTCATAAAGTCTATAATCTAATAACGGTCCTCTCTCTACCCCAGGTCTTTGGTGTACTAATGATTTAACAACAGATACTCTATCAGTAAATGTCTCGATAGGAAGATGTGGTAGTCTTTTATGATGCCAAGGTTCGTAAAAGCTATCATGAAACATTAGTTCATTAGCTATTGACCTATATACAGCACTAGTACCGCTTCTAGCAGTACCTACTATGATGACTTTGCCAATTCTTTGCATATCATTTGTTTAAGTTTACTAGCAGACCATCCATGTTCTCTACTTAAGTAATGAGTTCTTATATTGAGATCATCTCCGGTAAATGGTTTATCTTTATAATCATCTCCTAAAAACCTAACATCGAACTCTCCTTCTTTAAGTAAACTGTAGAGTTGTTCTTCATAAGTATACCTAATAACATCATCTACGTACCTGATACTATTTAACATATCTTTTCTATACTTTGATGATAATATTGGTCTCATCTTATCAGGTCTCTCAATTGATGGATCTGTATGAAGTAGCACTATTAACACAGTACAGTGTTTACTTGCCTCTTTAAATGCTTCATAATACCCAGGATGGTATATATCAAATGCTCCTGCTATAACTCCTTTTATCATTTAAACGTTCCGCTTTTTAATTCGTTTTTAAATTTAACAATCACATCATGATACTCACCCCACTTATCTCTATCTTGTTCCCAAAATGATTGTTCACAGCCCCTCTTGCACTCGTCCTCAATTACTTGTAATAAATTTATTAGTTGATCTTTTATCATAACCAGTTTATTATTATATTAATTGCTATAAGTACATTAGTTATTATCGCCTGAAGAATAATTATAGTTCTAATAAATGCTACTCTATCAGCTCTTTTATTATCTTCTCCTACCTTCTCTCCTAAAGCTCTAGCCCAAAGACGCCACATAACCAAATTATCACTACTGTTCCTATTAATCCTAAAAATGACCAGCTTATCATTTTGTAAGCTTTCTCCATTTGTTCAGGACTCCTTCCTTGATTTGATCTGTATTGACGTACCTTCTTTTCTTTCTTTAGGTACTCTTTACCATTATTCATAAAATGATTCATAACTTATGCTTCTTTTTATATGTTTCGATAAAAGCCTCTCCTACTCCTAGATCAAGTATTTCTGATCCTTCCGGAAGTAACTTACTCCGGCTGGAGATTATTTTATCAGGACATGGAAGGTCA